TCCATATACAAAAACTTTGAAAAGGCTATAATTGGTTTTCCATGTTTAGCATTATTACTTAAATCCTTAGAGGAATATTTGGTGATGTCTTTAGTCAATTCTTCTTTAAATACTTCACCAAATTCACGGAATGATTTAAATGTTTTCATCTTCTACCTCTAAATGGCTTTATATGTCTGTGCTTGTTACTATATTTAGAATGATTATGTTTTTTACTTTCCACAAGAGCAACTGAATCTCCCACCTTTCCAGTAAGATTTGCCAGTGAAATATGAAATATTCTATTGGGATCTATATTTTCTTGAAAAAGATCTGTTACATAATCCTTCCAATCTTGTTGATTTTTCAGTTTGATATACCATGATTTAGATGATCCCTTTTCAATAACTTTAAAATTTGGTTCTATATCCATTTTAAAATCTGGTTCATCAAAATCTATATTTTTAAATTGATTCTTAAACTTTTTCCAGCCTGGTCCAGCAGCTAAAGTAACATGAAGGTCTTTATCTGATATTGCTACCGCATCTGTGTTTTTACTTAAAATTTGAGATCTAATTAATTTTATTTTTTTCAATAACAAACCCTCGACCGCCCACTTTAGAATTGATTCTACCTTAATCATTTTACTCCAAACTTACTCTTTACTTTATCCAATAAATATTTTGAATCATTGTTCCCACTTTCTATTGCATGATCTAAAGAGAATTGAAGAGCATCCCCAATCTTCTTTCCTTTTAGTCCTAATTTTACTAAGTCTCTACCACCTATTCCTAATTCTTTCATACTGGTAGGTTTTCCCATTCTTTTCATCATCTTCAATCTATTAGATATTGAAGTTTTTCTAGTAACAGAAAGAACAGCCTCAACATTGGATATTCCCTTTGATGAGGATTGTCCCACAAAATGTATTAATCCACTTTCAGAATCTTCTTGTTTTCCTGTGTCTGTCATTGCCATGTAGTACATAACTTCTGAAACTGCTCTAGCATCTTCATTAGATAATCTCATCTTCTTTTGAATATCTGTGAATGAATGTTCTTTAAGTAGTATTGCCAGAAATGCAGGAAATGCTTTCTTATCAAGTTTGTCAAATTCTATTGGAAAATTCCCACTAGATTTCGGAAATAATTGTCTAAGAATTCCTGTTTCCTTTAAATAGTTTACTCCAATACTTGGTGTACCCTTTTCAAACATTTTTCGAAATTCTTCTTGGAATCTATCTGCTGAAATTGTCTTAATTAGTCTGACATTCTTCTTGATTTGATCTAATGTATTTGGTTCAATTGAGAAATCAAACCGTGCGGCAAACTGTACTGCTCTCAACATTCTAAGTGGGTCATCTTTGAACGCTTGAGGACCAATAACCCTAACCTGCTGGTTCTCGATGTCTACCTTGCCTTGGCCCTCAACGTCATGAATTTCTCCTGTTTCTACATCTTTAGCCAAAGCATTCATCCAGAAATCTCTTCTCAATTGATCTTGCTTGAGAGTGATTCCTTTTCCTAATTTGACTTTAAAATCTTTATGTCCCTTCCCCGTACTCTTCTCATCTACTCTTGGAACTGAAATATCAATATCTTCATCAGACCCCTCTGGTTTGAACTTAATAATTCCAAATGCTTTACCTACCATATTAGTCTTACCAAATCTCCCTACAATTTTAGATAATTCCTTTAGATCTATTCCAACTACAAGCAGGTCTAAATCTTTAGAAATTTTACCCAATATCTCATCACGCACAGCTCCACCGACTTGATAGATTTTGCCACCAGCATTCATAATAGCAGATCTTACCTTTGGTGGAAGTGCTAAGTTGAGTGCATCTTCTCTTAGGTATTGTCTAAATTTCATTATTATCTCTATATTACAGGGTAAATATGATACTTTATTATAGTATAGACGAATCCTATAAAAAAGACTGCCATACCAATTTCATGTATTCTTTTATTACTACTCAATACCATCGGAGCCATAATTGCAAGCATAAGAATTCTTCCTAGTACTTTCAATGATTCCAATTCACCTTTAAAGAATACAAAAAGATTTGCGAGAAGCATAACTTGTAACGACCATGCTAATCCCAATATAACTTTATGATTATGATAATAATATTCACGTAAATTTACTTCTTTATCTTTATATGATTCGGGTTGTGGTGCAACTACTTCACTAACCATAAAAAACAAAAATGGTACGGAAAGGTATAGTAAAAATGTGAACAAATTCCAATTTTCATTTGGGTAATAACTCAAATCTCTCAACGGATAAGAAGTCCACCAAAATAGTATAATAGTAAAAAAGGTTATGAAACAAATGGCTGTGTGTGGCCAGTAAAAGATCACATCATCATCTGGATCATCATTGTGATTCTTCGCCAATAATGAACTATAATTTATCATTAGCCTTACCATAGATAAACCTAATATCACAAATGCAATCATTGACAAATGTGAATATGCTACCATTTCTTTTATACTCCAGTTGTTTTAATTTCATTTCCCCATTTTCACAATCTTAGCAATATAGTCTGACAATTTTTTATCATCATTCCATCCTGTAAATGGAAATCCATCTATATCTTCATCATCTTGAAAATCTTCTGCATACTCATGGCCAACATGAATATGTTTAATCTTAAAATTATTAACCACCAATTCATCCCATTGTGGAACATCCCCACTATCTGGATCTACATTAAGAGTTCTATTCTTGGTGTAATCTGTAAATAGTGGACGCAGTTTCCTAGAATACTTCTTCATGATCTTTTCCATTCTATCCAAATAATCTTTAATGATTAATGACTTTTCTTTACCACCAGTTGACTTACCAAGATAATTCCAAGCCTTATTAACATTTGGTAATGGTGTAATATCACTATGGTCTACAATAATGTTTACTAACATTTCGCTTATATCATTTTCTATTCCCTTGAGTTTTTCTTTGCCACCCATTCCATTATCCCCCACTGGATCAAGAAGTGTGCTCAAAGTGATCCACCTTCTACCTGACTTGTCTGGTGCACTTGCTATATCATCTGGTGCAGCTGCAAGAACATCACCTTCCAACTCTACAACATATCCACCTTCTGTTCTAATTCCATAACTAATCATATCATAGTCCATATTATAAAATGCAGATATCGATCTTTTCTTTCCTTGCATCCTTTTCAATTTTGGAATACTAGCATAATCAGTTACATGAAATGCTGTTGAACGAATTGCCTTAGGCCATATTCTTTTGAAGATTGATGGTGATAAAGGAATCCTCACATCTTTTAGGCCCACTCTTGGTAGGTCAAACAATGCAGTAGATAAACTCTCTGTCCATGCTGGCATTCCTCCTTTTGGAATACTTGAAACCCCTTCTGTGATATATCCCTTGAAAGATTTCATTTTATTTCTTTTTAGCCTTTTTGACAAGACCTTTTGCTTTATTTTTCGCCTTTTTAACAATTTTATCTACTTGCTTTTGTTTCTCTTCAGTTTCCTTTTCTATACGTTCTCTTTCTTCTTGTGCTCTTTGTTTTGCACCTTTTGTAATATTTTTTACATGATGTTTAATTTTACTAAAAAATCCCATAATTGCCTTTCATATTTTTGATAAGTTTTTATTTTTTTTCTTTAAAATTTAATACGAATTGTTATATTATATTTGGAAGAAAAGTTCTTTATTATATCTTTAATATTGGTAATTTTTCCTAAAACTCCAATAAATATATTTTTAATACCTCCAATTATTTTATTCAATCCTAATTTTATTTTGTTCACATATTTACTTATAGAAGATTTAATAAAATTAAAAAAACCTTCATCCATAACTTGAAGTGATTCTGAAACCCTAATATCAAGTTTTAGCCCCAATATCATATCAAAATAATCTTTATTATCTATTTTACCCTTTATCAATTTTGATATACGTTTATATGACCCCGATTTATCAGGCAATCCTCTAAAATCTATACTCATTTGAGATGCTATTTTCTTTACTTGTTCATCCGTTGGAGATTTTATTTCTATAAATTTTTTCGGTGTTAATATATAATTTGCTGCTGAGTCAGAACCACTAAATACCTCTTGTCCTGTTATACTTTCATATACAATATAATTTCTTAACATATCATTTGAATTAAAAGTATTTCTAATAAACTGTATAGCAGATTTTCTCATATCCCCTTCCATCCAATCATAATATTCATCCATCACGCCTGATAATTTTATTTTAGCTTGTTCTTTATTAACCGCTATCATATCATCTACTGCTTTTGTAAATATATCGGGGTCTTCATCAGGCCCTAATTTTGCTAAAACTTTATCTTTTATTTCTTCTGGGGAATTACCATTAGTAAATTCTGTTATTACTCGATTCAATTTCTTTCCTACTATATCATTTCCTATATTAGTAATATTTTCTTTAAATTTTTCTACACTTTCATCTTTAGGAAAATCATGAATATAAGAATCTAATGCGCTATCAAATAATGATATAAAATTCTTCTTTGAATGGGCTGAAGCTAAAACATAAGACCCATCAAGTTTTACTGAAATTTTATATTTTTTACCACCTCTTCCTATAAATAAAACATCAGATTTAAGAGTTTGTGGTCTTGTAATATTATATTTTTTTAATTCCTTACTAAAAAGAACATTATCAGTTTGAGCTGGATATTCAAAAACACTTTCAACTGAACGTATTTGATTTAACATTGCAACTATCTGATTAAAATATTTGGAATTAGCTTTCGATTTTCCTTCTTCTATCAATTGGTTATATGCATCTTCTGTACTTATTTTTTGATTTTTATTCAATATTCCTAAACATAAAGCAACATCAGTTTCAACTTTTTCTGCATCTTTTGGTGAACTCTTACCTTCAGTTATCCAACCTCTAAATGTTTTCATTTTTTTCTCTTCTTTTCTTTCCACTTCTTTTTTCTATAATTTGATATAGCTTTACCTCTTTCGTCATCACCTGATTCATCTGGTTTCCGACCTTTCATACTAAATGTAGGTCCCTCAGGTTGCTTATCTACTTCTCCTCCACCCTTTTTATATTTGTGCTTTGCAAATGCAAGTTTCAACGCTGCCATATTATCTTCTATAAATTTTTGATAAGTCTTCATTTTTTCTTACTCCTAATTTTTACGATATATCCTTTACCACCATCTGCTGGAGTATATGTAAGTACTGTTTCACAATAGAAATCTTTTTTTGCATTATGAACCAGTACTTCATAATTTTCATTTCCCTTGGCCACGGTACTTCTTCCAACATTTTTTCTTATGTTTGTTTTTTGGTCTTGAATTAATTGATTTACCTATACTTGTCCTTTTGGGAGTTGGTTTTTTCTTTTTAAAAACCGTTTGTTTTCTTGGCTTCGCCATATATTCCTTATAATATTATTAATCCAACAGTTAAAACAATCGCAATCCACAACAATAAAACACTACACGCAAACAACTCTACTGCAAGAATTGTGTGATACCAAACCCATTTTGTTTCATATTGTTTGTCTCTTTCCAGTTCCAATTCAGTTTTTCCAGACGGAGGCGCAACCTCGGGCATCCAAAGTCTCTCCCATTTTTCTTTTGTGTTTCTTAAAAAACCCATTTGATTATTTACACTCGTCACAAAGTTGTGGAAAATCGTGTTCTAAGAGAATATCAAAATATTCATTTATTGAATGATTTCTCCCATCTATTTTTGTAAATGATCCTCTATTTCTTTCTCCGCCCTCTTCCCAATCTAATGTTACTGGGTCTATCGAAATGCCGGAATGAAGAAAAGGCCAAGGAGGAACAAAAGGCACAGGATCATTCCTAAGAGCAACCCTGTAGTGAGGGGGCTCACTTCCAAAATAGGTCGTACTGACTTTGGGACTACCAAAAGTATAAATTTGAATATTATATCCATCATTGTTCAACCAGAGTCCTATAATCTGTGCTATTGCACCACCAAGTGAATGTCCTGTAAGATAAACTGTTTTTTCTAATTTATGCTTTGCTTTTATATCTGAAAAAATCCAATCAGAAGCATCTCTAAATCCACGATGTAAGTATACTGTTTTTAGTGCTAACTCATGTTTAACTTTTTGTTTAAAATCTTCAGCTGTTAAGACTTTGGGAGCATCTTGTTTACCATACCATTGTTTAGTTAGCCCATCCTCTTTCCATAACCTCGCATCTATATCAGTTCCAATATTTTTACCACCTGAACTTATAACATCAGTACCACGAAAAATTAGTATTGTAATACCATCAGTTTGCTTTACTGTATATGAAAATTCATTATTTCGTATACCAGAACTTTCATCTTTGTTATCATATGCTTCTTTACAATACTGAGCCATTTCAGTAAGTTCTTCTACTCTTACTGGTAATGTATCTCGATTTCCCGATCTTCCTTCTGGATACAAATATGCATTTAAAGAAGTACATCCACTAAGAAGTAGGACTGCTCCCATTGCGATGATGAACTTCCAATTCGTCCTTTTTCTTCCAGGCTGTTGCTCCAAGTATGGCTCCAAAACTTAGGTGGAACATCGCTCCTGCCCCCAACGTGAGAGGTTCCCATCTTGTCACACCTTCTGCTGCGCAATCGTGTATTGCACAATGATTTGCCATTATTAAATTCCATACCAAAGGAGCAATAAAAAAATCAACCAGGCAGATAAACAAATATACTAATCCTGCCCAATCGCGCCAATGTTTATTAATCGTGTTGTTTACACTCACTTTTTAATCTACTTTTCTCTCTTCTACCTCGGTTAATGCTCTCATCCTCAAATCCTTTAATCTTACCATCTTTATGTGATGCATCCTTTTTATCATTATTTCCGTATGTGCCTTTTTGTCTATTATACTTGTTTAATTCAGCACGGTACTTCTTCATTTTGGTAGAAGACTGAAACTTCTCATACTCATCCTTATAATCTCTTTGATATTCTTCAAAAGTTTTCATGGATATCCAATTTTCTTTAATTGATTAATAGTGGAATATGCATCAGTATGAAGAACTCCAATTCCGCCCGCCGCTTCAAATTCTCTAATATTTCCTGCATGGTCATCAATCAAAACATTAGGTCGTTTATCCCTACCATCTACTGCAAATTTTCTCTTATGCTTTCTTAGGACAATTTTCATTCTATCTGATGGAAGTTTAAAATGTTTCTTCATCCATCTAGTTTTATCCTTCCATGCCCTCTTTGCTATTGGACCTCTTTCTTCTCTAGGAACAGCTGTAAGCATGAATGGACTAAATTTTTTAATATATTTCCAAAGAATGTGAGCATCAGACATTGGTGGCAATTGTAAAAACATATCAACTGGTAAATCATCCCAAAATTCATCCTTAAATTTTGTTCCAAGATAATCTGCAGTAAACTTAGTGAAATCTGCTACTACTCCATCCATATCACAATAAATTTGTGGACTATCAAATTCTACTAAGTATTGTTCAAACCTTTTCATTTTCCAGCTCTTTTCAACATTGTTATTTTCTTTTTCCAAGCTGGTTTAGCCATCAATTTTTCAATTTCTTGAATACCTTCTAACATTCCATGATAAGAACTCATTTTATTCTCTATCCACTCATAATCTCCACCCTTTGCCCATTTTAAAAACTCTTCTGATGCACGAACAAGTTGTTTTTTATATTGGCTCAATAACATTCTACCCCAACCTGAAATCTGAACTTCTGGATCTTCTGCGTCTTTAAGTGTTTTGGGTTTAGTATCCCAAATATATGCTTCTCTAGCCTCAGTAATTTTGACATATTCTTTAAACTTTTTTATCTCATATTCTTCAAACGCCAATACTTTTCTTCCAGATCGATCTAATTTTAAATTTTTAATGGTTTTAAAATAACGCTCAATGTTTCTTATTATGTCTTTGTTTGACAATAACCTTACAGCATTCCCCAAACGGTCCAAATAATCTTGAATTTGGTCTTTGGTAGGTTTATTAACACCCAATGTAAAAAATTCTTGTGTATCTTTCATTTTGTCATCCAACTTATGATAGAAGCCGCTACTGCTCCAATTGCAGCTGCAACAATAGATGTAATTCCCATAAGACGAGATTTCCATTGTTCTACTGAACGGACTCTTTCTTCTAATTTATGTATTGAATCGCTTACACGACGTTCAGATTTGCCGATTTCATCATGTATATTACCAGCTCGTGAATGTAAGAGTTTGAGTTCAGAACGAATCTCATCATCTACTTTCCGGTTTTCTTCCTGGCGGGAATTTAATGATTTAATTTCTACTGTCAGATCTACAATTCGGTCTGCAGTTGTGTCCAGTTTGGATAAAAGAGCATCAATTTGTCTCCCCCGAACTTCAACCTCTTGTTGTAACAGGCCGACTTGGAGCTTGACATCTTGGAGCTCTTCTGCCATTGTCCTATGCTTTGATAATTTGAGTTAATCTTAATAACTCTATACCTGCGTTAAGTGCTTCTTCAATTTTAGTTTCCACATCATCTTCTTCACCATCAGTACTAGTAGTAACTATATCAAATCTTTCTTGAACATAATCCACCAACTCATTCCATTCTGAAGCATCTAAATCCATAACTTCTGGAATTACTTCATCAATATCATCAATTGCTGGAGCAATTTTCTGTAGTGGTTCTATAAAGTTTAATCCATCTGACCAAGAAAACTCCCCATCTGATGCTGACTTTTTAACTGCTTCTGCTAATGAAAAAATAAAATCTAACAGTTCTTTGGTTTGTTGAATTCCATATTCTTTTTTATCTTCTGCCATTCTAACTCCTTCCATATTTGAGATAGAGCATCGGCCCATTCTCTCCATTTTGTAATATAATTGGTCGTCTTGGAAATTTCAGACCAAATTCTCTAATTGCCAATCCAATAGTATCATTACCAACATATGTTTCATATCTTGCATATTGTTTCTTTCCAAGTCTACACGCATGATATATGTTTGAATCTACAATAAATACATCTTTTCCAGCAAATTTTGTCATTTTAATTTCACCAATTAACTTCTTTCTAAGAAGTTTGGCTTTCTTTTCATCTTCTTTTTTCTTTGCAAAAGTAAGTCCAGTATCAAGTCCTGCGACACCAGTAGTAGAAGTTGTTGGAATTTCTTCATCAACCATTTCTTCAGACACACCCATAGAACCTTTCCACTTATCACCTATCCTCAAATCTTTTCTTGATTTTGCAAGAACATGATTAGGTGGAAATGTAGGTTTTCTTATTTTTAATTTTAATTGTCTTTCTGTTCCAACATGAGCTACTTTACCCTTTTCCTTATTTCCTTTTATGATATACCAATTAAAAACTTCTTCATCAATATACTCAACTTCTTCAAAAAATTTCTTGTAACTTTTTGGGTCAAAAGTAAGTTTTGGAATGGAATTTTTCATATACCTAAGTATTTCATCTGTTGATTTAACATCACTCACAGCAATTATTGCAATTTTATCTTTTAACCATGCTGCAATTGTTTGTCCACCCATACCATGTTTTTGTAAAGAACGTCCATTTGTAGAAAGAAGTCTTCCTACTAAACTATCTTTGTCGTAAAAGGCATCTATGACAGATTTATCTTTTGATTTAAGTACTTCTGTAAGTTCAATTTCTTCTCTCATTGGATTGGAAGAAACCTTAATTGTTGCAGTTAAACCACCCCTCTTTATCAGACTCGCAACATCCTTTTCTATTCCCTTATCAACATACAATACTTCATCTCTCCACTTGAATTTTCCAGAATGCTTCTTTATTAGAGAGTTAATCTTTTCCATATTTGCTCTGTTGGGCATTTCATCAAGGTCAACTTCTTCTACTGTATACTTCACAACCGATGCTGCCATATCACCTTGTGCAAATGATACTTTATTACCTCTCTTATACAGAAAGTGTTTAACCCCTCTTGGATTTTTAGTACTCTGTAAT